AAATGCCGGAAACTCCAAAAGTGAATTCGACAAACAGTGAGATTCCGACAGTCAAAGACGATGGCACGTATGATACTGAGGGAATTCAGGAATATGTTGATTCATTTGGAAGCGCGACTAACGCAGCTCAAACCTTTGAAGCTGAGATAAAGAGATTGAAGCAAGAGCTTTCTGGTCTTGAGAAAAAAGGATTAGGGCAAGGTGATAAAGAATATGATAAGATTGCAAAACAATTAGCTATTGTCACAGCTAGAAGAAATGAATACAATAAGTCGTTAAAACAGCAGGCGAAAGATATTGTATCAAAAGAACAAGTTTCCAATATAAGTAAGCTTGCTTCGGCTTTTTCAAAGGCTGCCACAGGCGCTGGAAAGTTCAAAAAAGCTATTGGGGAAATTTCAATGAATGGTTTAAAAGGCATCTATAAAACCGTTCACGGGTTAACCAAACCATTTGACACAGCTAGAGGCACTATTTCAAAAGTCGGAAGAGCAATTGGAACATTGAGGAAACAATCCAATAAGGGCATGTCTTGGGGAAGAATGATAGGTTCTTCCATTTTATTTTCAACGGTGTTTGGCATGATTAGTCAAATTAAGAATGCTATTAAAGAGGGAACGAACAATCTTGTGCAGTATAGCGCAGATTATAATAACAGTATTTCTGGAATGGTTTCATCTTTACTGTATCTGAAAAATGCTTGGACGGTTGCCTTTGCTCCGATTATTAATGTAGTCGGACCGTATATATCAGCATTTATTGATATGTTGGCTGGAGCTATGAATAAGGTCGGACAATTAATGTCTGCTTTGACTGGAAAGAGTTACGCTGTTCAAGCTAAAAAGGTATGGAAAGATTACGCTTCTGGTCTTGATACGACTAAGAAGAATGCGAAAGATGCCGGAAAAGCCGTTAAGGATTTAGCCAACTATACACTTGGGATTGATGAACTGAATGTGATTCAGCCAAACACAGATAACGGTTCTGGCAGTAGTGGCTCTGGTGGCGGTTCTGGTGTTTCTGGTCCGTCAGCAACTGATATGTTTAAAACTACATCGGTTGATGGTGTGGTTTCTGATTTTGCAGAGAAATTAAAAAAAGCATGGAAAGATGCTGATTTTACCGAAATTGGAACAATCATTGGCGAAAAGTTTAAAAATGCTTTGAATAGTATTCCGTGGGATTCTATTCAAGAAGTAGCTTTTAAGGTTGGAAAATCATTTGCAACTTTAATCAATGGATTTGTTGAAGTTGATGGACTGGGTGAAACAATTGGACAAACAATTGGACAGGCCATTAATACTGGAATCGTAAACATCAATGCGTTTCTTGATTATACAAAATGGGATGAAGTAGGAACTTTTATTGGTAATGGGGTAAATGGAATTGTTGATTCTGTAAAATGGGAAGATCTTGGACATTTGTTTGCTCAGAAATGGAATGCAATTTTTTCCACTATTGGAGAAGCTGCGAGAACTTTTAAATGGGCTGAATTCGGTAAAGACTTAGCAAGTAGTGTTAATACATGGATTTCTGATTTTGATTGGGCTGGAAACGGTGCAAGACTTGGTGATTTGGCTAAAGGCATGCTTGATACCATTATTCAATTTTTAGAGAATACCGATTGGAAAGAGCTTGGAAATGGAATTGCAAAATTTGTAGAATCCATTGACTGGACTGGCATTGTTTCCAAATTATCAGAAGGTCTTGGCGCTGCAATAGGTGGTCTTGCAGCGTTACTATGGGGAATGATAGAAGATGCTTGGGACTCCGTTGTAAAATGGTGGAAAGATGTTGCTTACGAAGATGGGCAATTCACTATGGAAGGGCTTTTAAATGGAATCCTAAATGTATTCTCCAATATAGGCTCATGGATAAAGAGTAATGTTTTTGATCCATTTATTGATGGATTTAAGAGTATATTCGGAATTCATTCTCCTTCAACCGTAATGGCTGAAATGGGCAATTACTTGATTTTGGGATTGGCAAATGGTGTATTGGATACAATTGGAACAGCTGTTCAAGCGTTTGAGAACGTTTGGGCTGGAATCCAGGAAGTTTTTTCACCAGTAACAACTTGGTTCTCAGACAAATTTACATCTGCTAAAAACGCTATTGTTTCCGCGTTCAAGTTTATCGGTTCATGGGCTAATGAAAAATGGGCTGACATAAAGCGTCCATTTTCTAATGTTCGTGATTGGTTCAAAGACGGATTTCAAAAAGCATATGACGCGGTAAAAAGCATTTGGAGCGGACTTGGACAATTCTTCAAAGGTATTGCTGAGAACGCGTTTAAGCCTATCAAGTCATTGGTAAACGGCGTAATCAAGGGCGTTAACTGGGTACTTAATAAAGTTGGTTCTACTGGAAATTTAAGCGAGTGGGCAGGAGTTCACTTTGCTAATGGTACAGATGGACTTGCGAAGAATACATTAGGTATCGTCAACGATCAGCCGGGTTCTGTTTACAAAGAACTGATTATGCCTCCAACTGGAAGAGCATTTATCCCTGAGGGTAGAAATGTAATGTTACCATTGCAAAAGGGAACAAAGATTATGCCGGCAGAGCAGACAAAAGCATTAATGGGTAATAAGCCACATTTTGCAAGGGGAATTGGTGATTTCTTTGGAGACGCTTGGAGCGCAGTTAAAAAATTCACTGGAAATGTCATGGATTACATTCAAGACCCTGAATCAATTGTAAAGATTGCGATTGATAAATTCACCGACGTTTCCGGCATGTTTGAACCTTGGACAAGAATTGGCAAGGGAATGATTGATAAGACGTTCGATGCGATTTTGAATAAAATCAAAAGCGTATTCAGTGTCCTAATTCCAAAGGTTGATTACAAGGCAAGTGCTGGCGTTGAACAGTGGCGAGACCTGGCAAAGAAAGCTCTTGAGCTTACAAATCAGTTCAGTGAATCGAATTTGAATGCATTGCTCACTCAGATGCAACATGAGTCTGGTGGAAATCCGAATGCGATTAATAACTGGGATATCAATGCGAAGCGTGGAACTCCATCAAAAGGACTGATGCAGGTCATTGACCCAACATTCCATGCGAATGCGATGGCTGGATACAATACCAATATCTACGACCCATTATCAAACATGATAGCTGCAATCAATTACACGGTAAAGAGATATGGAAGCTTGTACAACGGCTGGACAGCTAGGGGATACAAGGGATACGAAAATGGTGGCATTCCGAAGAGTGGTGAAATATATGTAGCCAATGAAAACGGATTCGGTTCTGAGTACATTGGAAACATCGGAAATCAGCATGTAGTAGCCAATAATAATCAGATTATTTCTGGAATCAGTGCTGGTGTTGAACATGCAAACGATGAAACAAATATGCTTCTAAGAGAAGTGATTGCAAATCAGAAAGCGCTTCTCAAGAAAGAAGTCAGCGTAAATATGGATAGTAAACGAGTAGACAAACAGATTTCAAAAGCACGTAGTAATACGGGCTTTTCTTTTAGTCCAGCTTAGGAGGTGTAGGAAAGGGCAACAAGACATATATCCAATTTTATAAGGGTGAATGGAAAGCCTTTTCCAGCACCGAAACGCTATCCCAACATGATAGTAACAACGGCCGTTGATGCTGCTAGAAATGCGAACAACAAGGTTGTGGGGCAGAAGATTGGCAGAGACAATTATAAAATCAACAACCTTGAGTGGCCGTATCTTGATGCCGAAACATGGTCGAGTATGCTACAGGAATTTGATAAGCATTTCTTTTCCAGTGTGCAATTTTGGGATATGGTCAATAACTGTTGGCGAACCCTTACGATGTATCCAGGTGATAGGTCGGCAGACGTGTTCAAATACGATAAAAACGGTATTCCGATTGCATACATTAATTGCAAAGTCAATATTATTGATTCGGGGTGGTAGACATGTATCAGACATCTCAAGAGTATAAAGATTCCATGAAGCGTCCGATTCGTGAACAGTCTTTCATGAAAGTACAGCTAGGATTGATTAATCAAGAAGCACAGCAATCTGCATCATTGGAAAATACAGATTATAACGGTTTCTCAGACCCAAGTGCATTATTCAACCAGCATACAGTCAAACGATATGCGACTTATGAACAGAATATGTTTCGAGCAGACGGCACCATGTATTTCCTGCCGAAAGATACTGCCTCCTACTGGAAAGATGGATATACATGT